CTACATGGGGTGACGTTCTTAACAGAGCAAACTTAGGTATGGAAGTAATGCATGAAAGAAATGCACACAACTTCCCATTAGACTTAGCATCTGCTGAGACTACAGAAGTTGCGTTAACTGCTCCTTCAATCGGATAAGTTGACAACCATATATTAGTCTGATACAATGGGAGGGAGACCTCCCATTTTTTTATGGAAATTTTAATTTATACTACGTCAGGTTGTTTTTATTGCGATCAAGCAAAGCAACTGTGTGGAAGAGCGAATGTTGATTACCAAACCAAAGAGGTAGGTGTTGACATACCTAGGGAGGACTTCACTAAACTATATCCTCACGTTACAGGGTATCCTTATGTTATAATAGATGGAAAAGAAATAGGTGGTTTAGTTGAGACAGCAAAATTTTTCTTAAAAGAAGGGTTAGTAAGTGTCAACAAATAAAAAACTCTCTATAAATAAAGGCATAGAGCTCATGTTAAGGAGGGCTAAGCAACCAAAATATGAGAAACCTTCTAAAGGTTTCACCATTAAAAGAACCTTCTCTCTCCTTAAACGTGCATGGTATTTCAACTTTGAACTAAGGTGGGAGAAAAATAAGTAAACCACTATACGGAGTTGACATGGCAGACACTACCCTTTTATTTTTTTCAGCGACAACATCATTTATATTTTTATGTGTCGGTATAGTAGCAGGTTGGACTGCCAAAGATTTTGTCCACGATTATATGTGGTCAAAGGATGATTTTGAAGCGAGTCATCCAGAAATGTATGACCAACAAGGAAATTGGTTAAACGAAGAATTGCTTCATGTAAAATTTATTAATGAGGAAGACGAAGATGAAACTCTTGATGCATGAGGTACTCCAAAAAGTATCAAACGCAAAGACCAAGAAAGAAAAGATTGCTTTGCTTGAGAAATTTAATACTCCTGCATTGAGAATGCTTTTTATTATTAATTTTGATGACTCTATTATAAGTCTACTACCACCTGGTAAAGTTCCTTACACACCTAATGATGCACCAGCAGGCACAGAGCATACTCAATTAGAAAAAGAAGCAAGATTGCTTCACCACTTTTTTAAAGGTGGATCTAACGTATCTCAAAACAAAAGAGAGATGATGTTTATACAGATGCTAGAAGGACTATCTGCTGGTGAAGCAGAAGTATTATGTCTTGCAAAAGATAAACAGATTGGTAAGCGTTGGAAGATTACTAAAGCATGTGTAACTGAAGCATTTCCACAAATTGAATGGGGTGGTAGATCATGAGTAGTGTTACAGTAATACATGAGAAATGTGACCTTGAAAAGCATAACACTATTAAGTTACCCTATACTGCATACGTAGTTCAGTATGAGGTTGAAGGTAATCTTGTACATGATATTGCTATGGCACAGAAGGCAGTAGATATATTTGATCATTACTATGACAAATATAAAAAGGAATTCAAATGGTTGAAACAATCTAAAGGTACATTGAGACCTAATCTTTGGAATAGCACTGCTAAAACACCACAAAGAAAAAGAAAGAAAAGAACATCGGCAGACGGAGAACTAAAATGATTATCTTCTCTTTCATACTTTCATTGTTTGCTAATCATCTACCTGTGATGTACGTTCAAGTACCACAATGGGCAGATGATTGGGCGGTGTGTGCAGTAGATATACCTGACGCAAAATGTCATTGGTATGTCATGTCACCTGACAATACATTTGGTGAAGGATTTGATTGGGAAGCAGCACCTTGGTTTGATGCGAATGGTCTGAATGACATCGCACCTATGCAAGCACAAACTGTTGTTGAAAAACTACAAGAAAATAATTAATGGCAACTTTGATTATAGAGACCCTTGGATTTAAGTTATAACATAGGAAATATATTTCCTGTACCAATACATGTTTTTGATATTAAAGATTTTAAACTTTATCAAAAAGATTTAATAGATTATGCTTATACTTTAAAAAGTAAAGGTGTAGGTGATGTAGATACCCCTAACAGGTCAAATCTTGGTGGATGGCAATCTAGGGATTTTCATCTTAATAATGAAAGTGATAAATTACATAGTGTTTTAATGGAGTGTATAACATTATTGCCTTTATTAAAAAAAGATATAAACATTAATGTAAAAGCTTGGGTTAATATTAATAGTCCTGGTTCTTTAAATGTACAACATAGTCATCCAGGTTGTGATTTATCTGGTGTTTTATGGGTAAAATGTCCTGATAAATCTGGTAATATATTTTTTCATTCACCATCCTGTTTTGAAACATTTCAAGAAATAGAATCATATACAGAAGACTTTAAAAATAATAATAACTATTATCATGCTTATTGGTTTCCTCCAATAGAAGGAAGAATGTTAATTTTCCCTTCACATTTACAACATGAAGTAAAGAAAAATTTATCTAATGAAGATCGTATATCTGCTTCATTTAATATTAAATTAGAAAATAATTAATGGCAACTTTGATTTCTAATATGCCCGCAGAGGAAGTGTGGGTTAGAAAAGAATACCTTACTGATTTTAAGTCTGGTCATGGTGAATTTACAAGAGGTGTTTGGGTATCATGTAAGTCAATGCCTGGTAGGGCATTTTACTTTGAGACATACTTACCAGAGTATGCAGCAATCTATGATAAGTTACCCATCAGTGCATTTGTAAGTGAACCTAAGACACCTGATCCAGATATGGATTTACCTAACCTACAGTTCTGGAACTGTATGGACTATGGTGTTACAACTATATGCAAACAGTTCATAGGTTCTATGGATTATGAATTGTACACTAGAGATTTTGGATCACAGTTAGGAAAGTATATTATTACAATAGATAATTATCATGATGAACCTGATACACCTGACTACAGTACAGCAGAAACACCTTCGGAACATAAGAGTCACAATCTCATACAACTAAATAACGGTCAGTTTGCGTTGTATCCTAATAATAGGATGAGAATATATGATAATTCATTGACTCCTAAGCAACCTAAAATGCCTGACTTCAAAGTATCCACCAAGATTTTTAGTGTAGAACGTGGTCACATGGAGAGATATGGTGACACGGATGATTACCATTACGGTTTACCCAAGGAATTGTAACAGTCGCTACACATTAAGTTGCATATATAATATAATTGTGTTAATATAAACACATCGTTCATCCCATGCCATTACTTTTATACCTATCTCTATTGGCAGCACACGAACCAGTCCATTGGACTATCAAGTGTGAGGAGTGGTCAGAACTAGTTGCTGATGTCAGACAAGATGAATATCTTGACGACCAAAGCAAGTCAGAACTGATTAACTATTTTGCTACAAAAATAGAGGGAGAGTGCGATGCATTGGGACGCAAGTAAGCCGACACGGAACGGGTTCGTTCATCTCCTACGGGAGACGCAAATGCCGACTGAAGGAACGGATATTCACAACATCCAATTACTTTAGGAGAAAACCGATGGCACAAGTCACATACCGTGGTGTTAAATATGACACCAATGACAACAAGCAAACATCCACATCTAAGCAAGACCTTGTTTATCGTGGTGTAAAGGTAGCTAAAAAAGTTACTGTTGCTGCATAAATCAAAATTCACTTTTGATTTCATGAATCTGGGAAAAAATTTTTCCCAGATTTTTTTATATAAAAGGTCGTATAAATACCTAGATGAATGAGAATCAGAAAACAGATAGAAAAACGGCTAAAAGATTAATAAAGCTTGCCAAACTTAATTCTAAGTGGTATACTAAAGAGGATGTCAAGTACGCAAAATTAATTCGTAGAAGTATAAAACATAATGCAACAAGTGAAACTAGTCACGGCTACTCCCAAAGCGGAGGAGACGATAGGTTACATAGCAAGGGTGAGCAACCCAAAGAACCAAGAGAATCCAAACGTAAGTGGTTTGCTTGGTTACTGCATAAAGCATCAACACTGGTCGGTCTTTGAGCAAGCACATATGACTCTAGAAATTGAAACTACTAGAGGATTAGCAGCACAAATATTAAGACACAGATCATTTACATTCCAAGAATTTAGTCAGCGTTATGCTAATACTAATTTCTTAGGAGCAATACCTGTGCCTGATCTAAGAAGACAAGACGAAAAGAACAGACAAAATTCTATTGATGATGTACCAAAAAAACAAGTTGAATTTCTTCAGAAAGAGATTCAAGCATACTTCGCTGAAGGACTTGACCTATACAATGAACTTATACGTGAGGGTATTGCGAAGGAATGTGCGAGATTTGTTCTCCCGTTAGCAACACCAACTAGATTGTATATGACAGGAACACTACGTTCTTGGATTCACTATATAGATCTACGTTCTGGACATGGAACACAAAAAGAACACATGGAAATTGCTGAAAAATGTAGAGATATATTTAAAGAACAATTTCCTATTATATCCGAAGCATTGGAGTGGAATTAATGCCAACCTATAATGTAAAACACAAAGAAACTGGCGAAACAAAAGAGTTTCGTATGTCAATTCAAGACTATGAACAATGGAGGATTGACAATCCTGATTGGGATAAAGATTGGACAGCAGGTGTAGCAAGCATGGGTGAAGTTGGAGACTGGAGAGATAAGATGAGGAAAACACATCCTGGTTGGGCAGATGTCATGGGTCAGGTTAAAAAGAATCCTCATTATGGATCGTGTCCCAAATCAAAAGACGGATATCAGTGGTAAATTATGGCAGTTAAAAAGAAGACACCTTCTCCTACAGGTATGTCTAAAAAAATGTTGAAAAGGAAGAAACCTATTAA